GAAAGAGATGGCTTTTCTTTAAATCCAATGGCAATGTAGCCGGCAAACTTGCCAGGGTCCGGTGGGATTGAGCCTCTGCACATGAATTTAACACCTTGCTTGATGCCCCATTCACCGACCTTAGAAGACGGGTTAAATTCTTCGCACAGCACCTCGTTATTTAGCATGGCCACCATGGCAGCATTCCTGTCAGCGCTTGCGTTAAAAAGGCTTGTGACAGTTCCTTCAATGGCTTTTTCTCTTGTGCCATCGGCATTGAGTGCCAGCACTGTGGTGCGACTATTGGTGGCCAAGTTGGCTTTGTGGACCAGCAAGACAATTCCATCCACATCCTTCATCAGACTTCTGGCCGGCATGATCAATTGCTCTTGCTTGGCCAACTGGGGCATCTTGTCTTGAGCTGTGATGGCGTGCAAGATCACTTGTCTTGAGTCCCAAGCAAAGTAACCGGCAAAAGCCAGAAACGACAGCAAGATGACTGTGAACAGCTTGAACGGGTTATCAACCCACTCGATCAGGCCAATGACCTTGCCCAAGGTTGAGTCATCTTTCTTAGGCTCTTTGGGTGGTGCAGTTGGCGCGGCCAGAGTCACATTGACCTGGCTTGTTGGCGCAGGCTTGGGCCTTGACCTTTTAACTGGCGCGACCTTGGCCGCTGCTCTTTTGACTGGTGCTTTTGTCATTTCATCGCCCAAAAAATAATGAATGTGGACCAGACCACAAAGACAGTGATACAGACCGCAGCAATGAGTGCCACGGCCCAATCTTTCATAGCCCGAATATCTTCTTGATGAATTCGGCTGCCACCCCTGGTCCAAACAACACACAAAGAATTACCCCATACAAAAGGTATTCAATCTTTGTCATGCGCTTGTCCCCATCGCGCAGTGAGCGATCAATGTTGTTGTATCTCTCTAAACAGACAGCTTCATGCACTGAAAGCCTTTTATCAACTTCTGAGTCCATGATTAGGCATTAGCATTCCGTGCCGCTTCAGCCGCAGCCTGTGCCGCTTGATAAGCCGCAATCACTTCAGCTGTCCAAGCCGCATTGCAGATTGCAGTTAGTTTGACAACATCAGCGTCAGGTATGGCAGAGTAATTCTCAGTTGCCATGTGTGCATTTACTACAGCAATTTGAGCAGTAATATCACTTGCAGGAGGAAATGAAGTTCGGTGATTACCAATTAAGTCTCCATCGCTAGAAAGTTTGTGCATACGCACATAAACAGTCCCATTATTAGAAACTTCAATTTGGTCAATGATTAGAGATTTAGCCATGATTTTCCTTTAACTCACAAAATATGAAACAGCGACTGCAATTCTTGCAGTATTACCAAAAACTGCGATACCATTTGTCGTAGTAGTACCTGCTGTGGCACTACCAGTTATTTTTATTACTGGTGTGCTATTTGTAATGTAGCAATTTATACCAAGGACATTAACTGCCGTATTACTATAATAGCCAACGCATCCACTTGTTAAATTGACAGTTCCAAAAGGTGCGCCTACCAAATCGGTTGTTGACCCTGTTCCTAGAACAAGAACAGTCATATCCGCTGTAATTGTTACTTTATTTCCAATTTTGGTGTAGTAACCAGTCTGTGACGAATAGGTAGCAGTTCCAGCAACATTAGGTGTCCAAGTCCCTTCTTCATAGTCATCTAGCGTATTAGCGTTTGTAGATGCTGATTGAGTTGCTGGAAAGGTGATTCCTGAACCAGAAGTTGATGGTGTTGCACCGCCAACACCGATAGTAGTTGAGGCAGTCATTCGAGTGCCATCTGTGGTGACTCCAGAGATTCCCCCAAAAGCACCCGCATTATTGTATTGAACTTGTGTAGTTGATCCGCCTGGAGTTGCGCCAGCAGTAGCCCAAGAACCATCACCACGCCAGAATGTTGACGCACTAGCAGATGTTCCTGAGTTTAGATTGGTTACTGGTAGGTTTCCTGTTACGCCTGTGCTTAATGGCAAGCCAGTAGCATTAGTTAAAACACCGCTAGATGGTGTTCCAAGGGCAGGGGTCACCAAAGTAGGTGATGTTGCTAATACAGCAGAGCCAGTTCCAGTAATTGTTGCAAATCCTACTTGGTCATAATCCCAAGATGCAGCAGTTGTTCCACTTGTCAAAATGCAAGTGAAAAGGGTTGTCACGCCAGCAGGGATTGTCGTGATTGAATTCAAACCACTTGATTGAACAGTCAAAACACCAGTCGAATTATTCTCAATTGAGTAACCCACACCCAAAGCCAAAGTGCTAGTCACTGGCAAGACAATCGTCTGGGTTGTTGTACCAGTAAAGAATTGCTGATGATTGCTTGTGACTGTAAGAGTCGTAGTCCCTGCTGCCGTGGCAGTTGTTGTGTAACCCAATTGTGGATTATCAATTGCAGGGAAAGTCAGAGTTTTATTAGTCAGCGTCTGGGTGTCTGTCGTTCCAACAATTGCACCACTTGGGGCAGTGACCACTGTGAATGCGCTTGTGCCATTGCCCTTCAAGATGCCGGTCAATGTGGCTGCGCCCGTGCCGCCTTTTGCGACTTTTAGCACTGGGCCAGTGTCAAACAATGCGTCAATAGTGTCCAAGTCAGCATTGACCTTTGTTCCCCAGGTGTCAGTGGATGCACCGACTTCTGGTTTGGTCAGTAATAGATTTGTGGTGGTTGTATCTGCCATTTAATGCTCCTTTTAGACTGGTGTCCAAGTCTCTGAATTATCCCCGATTGTGGTCCAAGTTTCTGCACTGTCGCTGATGGCCGTATAAGTTTCTGCCGTGTCGCCAAGCACAGTCCAAGTCTCTGCCGTATCACTGATTGCCGTATAGGTTTCTGCCGAATCGGGTATCGCACCCCAGCCAAAGCCAAAGATTGTGCCAACCGACCCAGTGGCCGTATTGCCGGTAATTTCCACTAATATGACATTAGTAACACTTCCCACGGCTGCCGTTGCGCCATTGCCAGTGATCGCTTGAAACGTGATGACCTCACTGGGCATCGTTTCCACAGCACCCGTGGCCGTGTTGCCCGTGACTGCCATGCTGACTGCAACACCCAAAGAGTCAATAGCGCCTGTGGCCTGATTTCCTGTGATCTCAAATGCAATGCCTGGCGCTGCCGTGCCAACCGCACCCGTGGCCGCGTTGCCTGTGACTGCCTGGCTTAATTCTGGGGCTAACGTACCAGTTGCGCCCGTGGCCGCGTTGCCCGTGATGGCAATGCTTATTGAGAGGGTGACTGTGCCGACATTGCCGGTGGCAATGGTTCCATCCTCTTGGATCGATCTGTCAGGCAGTAGCGTGCCGATAGCACCAGTGGCGGTGTTGCCACTGATGACAACATTGCCTATGCCGTAAACGCCTTTGCCGTAATAGCCTGACCCATAAGCAGCCATGCCGCTGCCCCTTGGTTAAGCAATCCGGATCAGGCCGGTGCTTGCATCGTTCACAGGCATGGTCAGGGTGAACGTGCCAGCAGTGACTGTCTGTGATCCAAATGTGTGGACACTGACCGCCTTATTGCTTTGCGTGCTGTTATAAATCAGGACCGCGTCAAAGGCTGTGGACAGCGTCACAGTTGTATATGCAATGCTGGCGCTGGGGGTCACAAATGCCGTCGTGCCGCTGGTGCTTGGCGCAGTGCCAAACGTCACAGTCACACCGCCTGCTGTGTAGCCAGTGCCTGATACTTCATTGGTGGCACTGTAGGCCGTGGTGCTTGCGTCGACTGTGGCGCTGGCCAAGTACAAAGCAGCCTTGAAAGTGTCGGCAGCAGTCGATCCACGGGTCACGCCAGTGCCAAAGTTGTGGTGGCCGACTAGCAGCTCGCCCTTAAAACTTGTACACATTGCTTGAGTGTTAGCCATATCAATCCTTAAATTGCTTGGGTTTCGCCTTCGGCAAAAACACCTCGTTTTAAAACCATGTTCACAGACCGGTGGACTAATTCGCCATCAAGCCAATACTCGACCCAGCCCGTTGTCTCGGTATCGTTGTCAACCGACCCCTCTCGCTTCTCAAGCAAAGAGTCATCCATGTCGCCTTTTGTCGTTGTCACAATCATGTTTTATCCAAAAGTCTTTGCACGGGTCAACAATGCACCACCAGAAGATGCACCGCGATCATCGGCTGTTTGTAAATCGTTCAAGGCTCGCTCATAGAGTGTTGCCCATGTCTGGATTCTCGCATCATCTTGCAAGTATGGTGCAGCTTGGAGCAATGCTCCATAAAGATAAATGTCGGGGCTGGAGTCAAGCAAAAAGTTGGTGGCCACAGAGCTTGATAACTTTGTCAACTTTGCATAGTAGGTCAGCTCAGTTGTGTAGTTACTGTCTGGTGTTGGAACCAATCTAAACTGGCCACCAACAATGCCAAAGAATTTGGGCCTGCCGCTGGCAGTGAATTTGGTCATTTCATTGTCCAAGGCATCGATGCTCAAGAATGACAATGGTGTCTCAGGGTTTGTGCTTGTGAGCTTGAGGGATTTGGTCTCTAAAAAGTCAGCAGGCACAGCGCCATATTGCGCATTAAAAAACGCATTGGCCCTGACGATCATCTGCCTGGTGCGCAGCGTTCTTTCGATTTGCGCCTCGGCCAGAGAGATAAAGTCAGGGATGGCCGTGGTCAGGTCCGACCGGTTAAGCCAGTCCCCAATGGATGTCTTCAGCTCTGCGTAGGTTGTTAGTGCCATTAGACTGCCTCTATTTCTTTCATCACCCAGGTGTGGTCGTGCTTGAATTCAAAAGTCCCAATGTGTCCAATCTCTTTGGACACATCGTGGTCAATCCATATTTTAAAGCCAGCAGCCGCTGCTTTTTGGCAAAAATAAACATCCTCACCAATGTAGCCTCTTTTATCATGTCGCCAAGGTGTTTCAAACCAAGGCTCGGCCAGCGCCTCAAAAACATTTGCCTTGATCAGCATGACACCCATCCCCACAGACCCTACTTCTTGCAGGCCGGTGGACTCTGGCATGGTCCAGACCAGCTCCCTCTCGCCATTCTCTTTGTAGAGCTGCGCTGTCGGGCCAGTGGGCATTCTGCGCCTGGCACAGTTGGTGGCCACAATGTCTAGGTCATGCTTTAAAAGCCGCCCGATCATGTCTTGTGGAAACCGCATATCAGAGTCAATGAACAGGATGTGGGTGCAGCTCTCGCGCATTGCATCGAGTGATAGCTCTGCCCTCTGATTGGCAATGAGAGTGCCTTGGCTGATCTTGAGGCTTACAGCGTCATTTGTGTTGAGAGTGTGATAAGCCACCATATTCACCAAGTCGTAGCTGTACATGGTGTGGACCATGTCCCGTGCTGGCGTGCAGACTGCAATGTAGTTCATACTTTCCCAGGTCTAGTTCTAAAAAATTGGTTGTCGGAGTCGTTAAGCCAGCGCTTCATGTATTCCTGATCATCGATCTTGCCCTCGGCCTTCATCTTGTAATAAAGCGCTTCGGGGATGGATGCCACCAAGTGCCACTCGCCATTCCAGCTGGCCTTCTCATCCACAGCGTTATAGATGGCCTTGTTGGCCTCGATCACCGCTGTGACATCTTGTTGGGTCTCAATGGTCACATCGCCAGTATCAGCATTCTCATGCCAGTAGCGTTTGATGCCTTGATCTTTGTTTTCGCTAAATAATCTTTTATGAATCATTTTTAAAAAAAGGGCCAAGTTTCCCTGGCCCTTTCCATTGTTTACTATTAAGAAGTAATCAAGTCTGCTGCCAGACCATGGGCATTTTCCGCCAACACCTTCAATCCAAATTCCACCAAAAGCATACGCTTGTCGGCATCACCTGTTTTGGCTAATTCGATCTGCTGGTAAGGGCGCAGCACAGTCATCTTAGCGTAATCAGGATCAAGCACAAACGCATCGCGCTCACGCTGGAATCGGTTTGCAATCACAGACACATTGCCGAAATCACTGCATTCATGTTAAATGAGACTCGCTATTTTCTCATCCCTCTTTCGAGGCTACCAGTTACCTGGTAGATCAGACTATCTCTTCACCCTCACTTTGAGGGGCTAGGCACTTCGGACCGCTTGGTCCTACGAGGCTCCCGCCTCTAGTCGTTACACCTTCCGATTTCTCGGCTTGGCTCGGTATTGTCCTTTGTCCGGCTTGACAGTTAGGAGGTTCACCGAATTCACCTAGTTACAAATAAGCATTACTGCTTATCGACGCCATCAATTAACGTAGATATCAACCGCACCAATTAAGGTAGCTGGCTTTGCGCCTCCATCAATGTTGAAACGGCTAGAAGCAATGCCGGTAAAACCAGAAACGCGCTGCTTGTTGACAGGGCCAACCATCAGGATTTTTGGTGTGCCACCAGCAGTCCACACTTTCTGAATCACATTTTTCAAAATGGTTTCAGTGAATGTGCGCACAGTGCCATCGGTACGGGCCGCGCTTGGTAGCGTGGTGTACGTTGGGTTTCCACCATTGGTGGTGTCATAGTCAATGTTGGTTTTCAAGAAAGCCAACAAAGAACCCGTCTTACGCGCAGTAGTCGAGTCACCAGCAACCGCACCAGTGTTTGACAACATGATGAATTCCTGATCTCGCTTTAGCTCAGAACCGCGTTTGGCGATCTGGTAAGCCAATTCGCTTCTACGGCCTGCCTTGTTTACCACCTCTTCAGTCGCTGACAAGACAATAGTCTTGCGGCTGATCTGGCAGTAGTTCTGCACTCGAACAGTGGCAACCACTGCATCATAAGTGCCGACATCATCGCCTTCAAGCTGTGCATTTGCGGCAGCTGCGGCCAAAGTATCTGTTTGGAATTCAAACAGAGTGTTAGACACATTTTCACGGCCAATATTGGACATGAAAGGCGTTTCTTCCATCTATGTTAAGCAAGGCTCGTTAGACCTTACCTCCCTTACGGGACTGCATATTTCTATGCAGATCAGACTATATCTTCACCCACTTTCGTGGGGCTAGGTGCTTCGGACCACTTGGTCCTACGATCTTTCGATCTAGTCGTTGAA